TTTCCCTGGACGAGTTGTTCAAGGAATCTCGTGCCGCCATGCGCCAGCAAAAAGCAGCCGACGCTGCCAAGCCCAGGGCGGTCAAGTCCACCGAACCCACGCTGGAGGTGAATCTTCACAGCAACTGGGTGGCCCAGCGATCACTTGCTCTGGTTCACCAAGAGACTTCTACGCTCCTCGGCACCTTCACCGAGTATACCAACAAGCACTTCCCCGGAGCTAGGCGTCTCGTCCGCGAGTTCTCGGAGCTTCCCGTCCTGTCCAGTGAGTATGTGACGGGCGTCTGGGGCGGGCCTATTGCACCGGAGGTCCAAGCACCCAAGCGTCCCTGGAACTGCGCCCGGACAGTGATCGTCGACCTCGTCCTCCGCGACCTCCACGTCTCCGCCGCCAAGGCCCAAGTCACCGCTTACTACGGTGAGGGGACGCTGGATGCAGTCGAGCTAGCCGAAGCGACTACGTTCGCATCTCCTCCTTCGACCACCCCGTTTAGTCTTTTCAACCTCCCGGCAGACACTAACATTCTGCCGGAGCTGTCTATTCATTCTATCAACCTGATCAGGGAAAGCGTATGACCATCAAGTTACACATCCGGCCTCGCGTCGGCCCAGGGATGCCCCTGGAAGATTTCACCGAAGTGGTGCTGGACGGGGACTCGGATGAGGCTCTGGCGAATGTCCTTCAGGCCTCCCTTCGCGGGCATCTGTGGGAAGTCGAGGAACGCGACGATCCCGAGCTGGACCAAGACTGGGATGACTTATGAAGCGGCCGAATCTTATCCCTTCCCAGCCACTCAACGTGGCGTTGCCGCTTCCCCTTTACACTCAATTGGGCGCGCATCTGTTCAGTGAGTTGGAGCAGCGAGTCCCGCACGGAGCCTTCAGCCGATTCATGATAGATTTGCTAAGAGCTTACTTTTCCCATAAAACACTGGATTTAAGTCCTTTTGTTGGAAGCGCTCCTGGCGCCTTTTTAATACAAGGTTCACCCGAGGCAATCGCGGCCCTAAAAACTTTACTGGAGTCTTCCCATGCGTAAGCATACAACGGAAAAAATGACTTGGTTTAATATGCTGGCTCGCTGCTACAATCCTAAAAATCCAGGGTATTCTAAGTACGGAGGGCGGGGAATAAAAGTTTGCGATCGCTGGCATACATACGACAACTTCTTAACCGACATGGGCACTAAACCCTCCGAGGCGCTGTCCCTTGACCGAATAAATAACGACGGAGATTACTCTCCTGAAAATTGTAAGTGGTCCACCGTCAGGGAGCAGAATAATAACACTGGAATGTTCTCGACGAATACGTCTGGAATTAAAGGTGTAAGTTACTCGGCACGAGATCGTACTTGGAGAGCCTACGGCCACGGAAACTTTGGGCAGATTCATCTAGGAACTGCCAGGAACTTATTTGAGGCGGCTTGCCTTAGAAAAGCGTGGGAAAACAATTCCTTACGCGGTGTTATATGATCGACCGAGTAATCGCGGCCCTAGTGCTGATCCTCCTCGGCCTGGCGATCATAGCCGCCGTGCCAGTGGTCTATCACTTGTACGCTTCCACCCCAACCTGCAACAAACCAGCGAGATTATTATGAGCGGTCCTATCCCCCTCGAGCTTCAGTCCAAGATAGCCAATTGGAGGCTTCGGGCCGCCGAAGGCACGTTGACCCTTGACGAGATGAAGGAAGCCATCACTTACCTTCGTGCTGGTCGCATTGCCGCATCCCAAGCCGCCGGTGCTGCCAAGCGCGGTGCCGCAGCGGCCAAGCGCACGGCGCCTCCCCCGCAGGACGATATGCTTGCTGAATTGGAGGGGTTATGACAGTTAAAAGCGCAATGCCCGAGTACCATGCTTGGAGAGCTATGATAAGCCGCTGCCACAACTTTAGAGATCCCCGCTATGCCAGTTATGGCGGACGCGGCATCGAAGTTTGTGACCGCTGGTTTAATTCTTTTGACGCCTTTCTGCAGGACGTAGGCACTAGACCCTCGGCCAATTACTCTATTGATCGCAAAGACAATAACGGTAACTACACGCCCGAGAACTGTAAGTGGAGTACCAGCGCAGAACAAGCCCAAAACAGACGTCTTAAAGCTCACACCAAGAATAATACGTCAGGCATTCTTGGAGTTAGCTTTGAGGCACAGCAAGATAAATGGGCAGCCTACTGCTCTAAAGATTCGCAAAAAGTATCTTTGTATCGCGGTAAGGATTTCTTTGAAGCGTGTTGTGCGCGAAAGTCCTGGGAAGTTCGTAGAAGCCTGTAATCAATTCTGTGTCGGCGCAGTTTCACCGACGAGTAAGAAGGAGTTAGTATCATGAAAGTACGTCTGTACATCACAGCCGACGGGCTGGAGCGTCTGGCCAAGAGCAAGTCTGATTACCTCTACGGCTGGCATTGGGGAGTCCGGCAAAACGACGAAGCGCCGCCGGAAAATTCCCTGGAAGTCGGGGCGATTGAAGTCACGCTTCCCACTCCTGAGCAATGCGTCGGTCCGGCCTTGGCCGAGCTCAACAAGCGCATCCAGTCCACCCTCGCATCGACAGAGGAGGAGGTCAAAGGACTGAAGGAACGCTGCGCGGACCTGGCTTGCTTGGCCTACTCCCCTCCAGCGGAGGTGCTCTAATGGCTCGCGTAGTCATAACCGGCTGCGGCCTGGCCCTAGAGTTCGGCTCCCATCACTGGGGGGATCTGTGGGAGGAAGGAGATTGCTGGATCTTCAACGCTTGTGGAGAGGAAGATGGTCTCGACGATCCGCTCGAAGACTCGCAAAGGATACTCTACGTTTTCGCTGCCTGCGAGAATTACTTTCAACGCCGCAATGTCTTCGTGATTCCGAAGGCACTTGCGGGACTTAACAAAACTGCCCGGGAGTATTTAGCATGACCACCCCCAAGTCACCCTTTCCCAAGGTTCTCGACTCGACCACTATGGCCGCGTTCAAGTCGTGTCCGCAGAAAGCCAAGCTTGAATTCATCGACCACTGGAAGCTGCGTGATCAGTCCGTCCATCTTCACGCGGGAGCCGCCTACGCCACTGGGATCGAGAAGGCCCGCGTGGCTTACTACATCGACGGAAAGTCGCCCGACGAGTCGCTTCAAATCGGCCTTCACGCGCTGCTGACTGCTTACGGAAACTTCGAGTGTCCGCCGGAGTCACCGAAGTCAGCGGAACGAACCGCCGGAGCTCTCGAGTACTACTTCTCCCAGTATCGCCTCGGCGAGGATCGGGCTATCCCGATGACCCTTCCTGGCGGCAAGCGGGGAATCGAGTTCTCCTTCCTCGAGCCCCTTGACATCCTCCATCCCGAGACCGGAGAACCTATCCTCTACTCTGGCCGCATGGATATGATGGTAACTTATGAGGGCATGAATTTAGGTGAGGACGATAAGACTACCTCACAACTAGGCGCCTCGTGGCCAAGACAGTGGGATTTGCGAAGTCAATTTACAGGCTACGTGTGGGGGGCTTCGCGAGCTGGAATTAAACTGGATGGCTTCCTGGTACGAGGAGTATCTATTTTAAAGACAAAATACGATACTCTGCAAGCGATAACCTATCGTCCAGCGTGGTTAATTGAGCGTTGGTATGAACAGTTACTGCGTGATATTACCAAAATGAAACAGGCCTGGGAATCAGGATACTGGGATTGGAACTTGGATCATGCGTGTGCCGAGTATGGGGGGTGTCCTTTCAAATCGGTATGTCAGATGAGAGACCCTGCACAATTATTAGAACAGCAATTCCAGCGCCGTAGGTGGGACCCTGTTTCAAGAACCGAAACTGTTTTGGAGAACTGATATGCTTAAAGACGCTAAGACCTATCGTGCATGGCAGCACATGAAAGATCGCTGCAACAATCCTAAAAACGTACGAGCAGCTTACTATAGCCAACTGGATATAACGTATCCCGCCGAGTGGGAATCATACCCCAATTTTCAGCGGGACATGGGAAACGCCCCCGCAGGTATGTCACTGGATCGTCGTAACAACAACCTTGGTTACTCGAAAGAGAACTGTCGCTGGGCTACCCCAGAACAGCAAAATAATAATCGCAGTATGTTTAAGACTAATCAAACGGGCATTACCGGCGTGTCTTTTAAGCCTTCGCATACAAACTGGGTAGCCACTGCGCGGCGGTACGGAAAACAAGTAACCTTGTATCAAGGTAAGGACTTCTTCGAAGCATGCTGTGCGCGCAAATCCGCCGAGGCGTCCCTTGACTCACTGGACTGACCGCGATGGAACCCTGCACGAAATCTACACCGCAGCGTTCCATCACCGGGACGCTTACCTTGGCTCGTTTAGCTACGATTCGGGCCGAGCGGACCTCCGCTGGCAACGCAGTTCCCTCGCGTACTTCTGCCCCCGCTGCGGAGACGTCTGGTGCCGCCTCGCTTGCTCGGACAGCCGGGGAGTCCTCCAAGAATTCCTCTGCACCCACGCACCGTGCCCAGACCACCCTTCTCCCTGGGGAGTCGCGGGTTCCCTCCTGCGCGACCACGCGGAACGGCTCCTTGACTCGTTTCCAGCAGATGCAATACGATATGAATTTACTCAGCAAATGAAAGAAGCACTCAAATGAATACTACCATAACCCCAGGGACAGTCGTCACC